CAATCACTGCAACAGATTTATTACCCTGCGAAGCGTTGTACATCAGCGCACACCGGGCCGTCAAAGCTGCGGACCAGGATGTATTTGCCCAGTTTGCATATGCCGTGTAACCTGAAGAACTGATAGCCACACCAGTCAGTGTATTACCGCCCGCTGTATAGCCAGACGCTACAACCTCATTGGTAGTTGTATATACAGTCGTGTTCTCATTCAAGTTAGCATTGCCGGTGTACAACGCAATCTTGATGATGTCCGTAGACAGGTCATGGATGCCCTGATACAACTCCTTCTTGAAGCTGGTGGTCTGAGTTTGAATAATGCTCATGCCACAGACACCCTAACTTGGCCATCACGGTACGCATCCATGCGTTGCTTACCATCGCCCAGATTTTTCAGCAGGGTAACCGACTGTACGTACATCTCTTGGTACAACTTGACCAAGTCTGGCTCACCCTTCATAAACCGGATGGCCTCAACCAACGCGCCGTTCAGCAGCACGGAATCAAAGTTATCGCCCAGCCATGACGTGCCCGCGGTAACAATGGACTCAGGGTAATAGTAGTAGTGCAGTTCAGCGGAGTAAGTTGCATCTGGCGTAGGGCCAAGGATGAAAGAAAGCTCGGTCACATTTGCGGACTGGGGGCCAAATATCGCGTAGTACTTAGGAGTTCCAGAATCGGTTGGTGTTGGATACGCCTCTCGAATAAAGTTCACGTCCTTGTTGATAAGGTACGAGTACGGGCCTGTGCCCGAAAAAACCGCAATTGAATACGTAGACAAAAAGTCGTCCGGGCACGACAAATACTTGTTCCCGGAAGTGATAGTTCCGACCACATTTTTCCGAAGGTTAGCTAACTGAACCGTGTTGTAGACACGCTGTTCAGTCTGCTTAGTAAACATCGCGTACTCATCCGCTGTGAACGTGTTCTCACAGATGTCCGCAATGTTTGCCTTCAGTTCGGTGTAGTTCATGCCATCGGGCCTCGTGCCATCACGCCTTTAGTGGCGCAGCCAGTACCGCGGATTTTGATGCTAGTTGTTTTAACAGGCTCATTACCAGCAGATTTGCTGTACTGACCAAGGCTGACATCAGCGGTGTCTAGCTTGCTACGGTTAGGCTCTTTGCCGGGGCTTGAAGCAATCTTCATTCTTTTCCCGTCCATCGTGTGCGGCTCGGCGTAGACGCTGGCCGGGCCAACTTCTTTGCCGCCTTTTTTCATACTGTATGCCATGGTTCACCCCGTTTTCTGGTTAGCTGCACGCGACAGACCGCGACCGAGGCGCATACGATCTTCGGACGTAGGCCCACCTTTTTTGAGCTTGAGCGTAGTGCCCTTGCCGCCTTTGTGTTCTTGCGCATCATGCTGCTTGAACGCCTTCTTAATCATGGCCTTGTCTTGCGCCGTATCACTTTTCATACCTTCTTTAGCCATCATGGACTCCTATGAAACCGTTACCGTTACTGTACCAACACTTGTGGTTCCGACCAAGTAGTTAGGAGTCAGACCCACATCAAAAAAACTAGCCCCGCCGATGGGGTTCCACCCCCACTGGATGTCCCTAGACCCCCCGGCAGAATACCCATCAGCATTTATACCCGATACCACATACGTAGTATCTCTGCGAGGATTGCGCACTGCCTGCGGGTCATCCACCGGAAACGTACCGAGCATCAACTGCGGCTGGTCTGGGTCCCAACATTCAGGGCACACCAGCAAGTCATACTTTCGCTGCTTAATAACTTCGGTCTTCAGTCTCTTCAGTAAAAATTGCTGCCCGCAGCGGTCACACATGGCAATCGCCCGTTTGCCAGACGTAAACCTATTGCCCATTATGAAGTCCCGATAAACATCTGCCTAGGCACAAACCGCAACGCCGCAGTCTCTCTATCTTCAGTAGCCGCTAGCTCCCAAGCCTCATCGTATTGGGCCTTCAGGACATCTAACCGCTGTGTTCCGTTTGGCACTTTGAGCGCCAAGTAGTAGGCCAAGCCCGCAACCATGCAAGGGATGAACCTGAACGGTACATCCATGGTGTTTGCGCCGTTGCCCGCATCATCAATGCGGCGCATGCGCCAGTACACGAACTGATAAGTAGTCGTGTCGTCCGGCACCGGCCAGACAGTCACACGGGGCAGGTTTTGTACGTACACGGAGTCACCTATGGTGTGCGATGCTGCGGTCGTGCCGTTCTGACCCCGAGCGCAACCGGACAACGAAGTACCCGATATAGAGTCGTAATAGATGGTCTCCGTGCCGATCAGCACGTAGCCGTCGGCTGCTAGCCCCGCAACGGACGCGACTGTGATGGTGGTGGCCGTAGATGTAATACTGGCGCTGAGCGTAGTGCCAATCGCCGAAGTCTGACCATCAAGCCGTTGGAACCATACCTGAATAGGCCGGGCCTGCGTCAGTTTGTTGGGGATGGTGGCGTAAGTAGAAACGCTGATACGCGTGATGGTCAGGTCGGCTTGGGTAGAGACGTTACCCGCGCCCGTACGAATCACGTTCTCCAGTAGGTCCACTGTATCAACCGGGATAGGGTAGGTAGACAGTCCTGCGGTCAGGGTAATGATGCCCTGCTCAAACGTCCACATGTTGATGCCCCGGTTCGCCCAGTCAGCAAACAACAGGTTCAGCGAACGCCTAGCCGTCTTCAGGTCATAGCCCGAACGCAACTCCGTGCCCGCACGTTCAAAGGCTTCCTCTACGATTTCCGTGAGGTCCAGATTGAACGAAGCTGTGCCGGAGATTGCCATTATCTAAACCCTGCTGTTTTCTTTGCGATGTTCTTGGGCTGGGCTACAAACTGTTTACCTGCTGCTTTACCAGCGCGTTTTGCTTTAGTGGTTGCGGCGTACTCAGATGAGGACAAGGACTTTATAGCAGCTTCAGGGAGGTAACGCTCACCTGTTTTTGACGACGGCTTTCCCGACTTGGTACGCCATTTCTGGTCGCCCCAATCTTTCAGGGATTGCTGCGGTGCTTTCAATCCTTGTACCCCCCGCCCGCAGCCTTGTACTTCTTGGCTACAAGCTGCGCTTTTCTCGCGCTCCATTGCCCCGCACCCGTACCTTGCGCAGCCGAAGCTTTTACTTGGGCCAAGATGCGTTTACGAAGAGCCGGTTTGGTGTAGTTTCCCGCAGCATTTACCTTACCGCCTTCAGCGTATTGCGTAAAGTCAGTATCATCCCGCCGGGCAGTTTTCTTGCCCTTTGGCATCTTGGACGGGTTGATATCACCCATGCCGCGTGAAGCTCTCACAGCATCTTGCCCCGGGTTTTGCCTTTTTGGGCGCAACCATCTGCACGTTTGGAGGCAGAGCTTACGGAACCGCCTTTGGCGTAACCTTCGTCTTTCAACCCCTGCCGCATACCCTTTTTAAAAGTAGCGCGTTCATCCATGCCTAATTTACCAGACACATAAGCGTCAGCGTCATCAAATTTATCCCCGACAAATTGCCCCGCTCTTTCGGCATATGCCAGCGGAGTACCCAATACGCCCCCGCGCTCCGATGCGGTTTTTTGGCGTTTAATGCCTTCTTCGCGCCCCATTTCCCGCGCTTGTTGCGCTTGCTCTGCTAACTTGTTGCGCCTTTTTCTTTCGTATTCGGCATCGCCACCGTAAGCGGGCACAAAATCTTTTTCCGGCATCCCCCGCCGTACTACTTCCCCATCCGGCCCAATTCTGGAAGCATTTTTGTATGCTTCATTAGTCTTCTTGAGAGTTTTCGCGTCCGTTACTTCATCGTAGTTAGAAGGTTTTTTTCCACCATCAGCCATAATTTTCTCCTTAGCAGGCCATGCCGCCTTTGTTGAGCATTTTGCCTTTGGTCTTGCCTTTTTGGGCAATACCATCAGCGCGAGTAGAAGCGGAACCGCCTTTGGCCATTTTCTTCATGCCATCTTTAGCCGTGTCCATGCCTTTTTTCATGGTCGGCTTGCCCATTGCGGAAGGAGCAGCGCCCTTCTTCTTAGCCATCATTGCCATAAAACCGGGATTCATTTTGGAAGCCATATCACCACCTTGTTTGAAAGTTTTGCCTTTGTCGGC